GGCGATGACGCTCAACTAGGCTTACTTCGTGATGTAATTCGATTAGCCACTATTGGCGCTGAAGAAATCTCAAATGAAGATTTCAACACATTCCCTATTGCAGAACTAAACGACTTGTCAACAGCAATTCTTGGGTTCTCTGGTTTAGGTGATGAAGAAACGGGAAACTAACTGAGTCTGAAGAGTCTATATATGAGCTTGCCTATGCATTAGGTATGCCTGTATACCAGCTTCAAGAAGATATGCCTTATACAGAGTTCTTGAAATGGATAGAGTTCTTCAGAAGAAGGCCAGTAGGGTGGAGAGACGACCATAGAACAAGCATGATTATGAATGCTTTTGGTGTTAAAGAAAAAGGTGCAAACCTATTCCCGTCCTTAAAAGTTATAGCAGATAGAGCAGAAGCCGAGAAAGCCAAGGGCAATGCACTACCAACAGGTAAGTTCTTAGAAATGATGAAGAACGCTAAAGGTGGTGACGACTCTGGTTGGGAGATGTTCAAAAAGGAGTAACTAATGGCAAACAAGATTTCAATGAAGATTGTTAATTTTGAAAAAGAAATGAAGAGAGTTGAACAAGAAGTTCAGCGACTCGCAAATAAAGATATAAAAAATCGTGTTGACTTTGCGGTCAATACATTAAGAGTTGTAACACCAATAGACACAGGCGAAGCTCGTGCCGGTTGGGAAGACAAAACATATCGCGGAACAGATGGCTACTTAGATGGTACTATTAATAATGACGTAGAACACATAGAGTTTCTAAACCGTGGACACAGTAAACAAGCACCTCAATACTTTATTGAACAAGTTTTAATAAAGATTGGATTGCTGAAGCCTTGATTAATTCTTTAGCCCTCGATGGTTATACCTCACATAGAGGCGTAATCGTTGGGGGCTTTTTTATCGAAAGGAGAAACACCTAATGAGTGGTGTAGAGATTAGAGTACGCTCCGACTCGCGACAAGCCCGTAGGGACTTAAGCCAGTTAGAGAACTCTGTAAAGAATATTGAGACAAGAACCGCAAGAGCTACTAGCGCATTTAGAAAGATGGCTATTGGTATCGGTGCGGCATTAGCGGGTGGAGCCGTTATCAAAGGCGTTAATAGAGCCTCAGACTCCCTTGTTAACCTAGAGAACAGAATCGCACTTGTAACAGGTCGTGGTAAAGCTCTAGACAAAACTATGAATGACTTATTCAAGATTGCCAAAAGAACTCGTGGTGATATTGGTGGGTCAGCTGAAACATTTAACCGTTTCGGTATCGCATTAAAAGACTCTGGTAAATCAGCTGAAGAAATACTTCGTGCTGTTGAGTCTGTAAACAAAGCCGTTGCTATCTCTGGTAGTGGCGCAGAATCTGCTCGTGCGGCGTTGTTCCAACTTGGACAGGGTTTAGCATCTGGGCAGTTACGTGGACAAGAACTTAACTCTGTTCTAGAACAAGCACCTAGACTAGCAGGAGCTATCGCAGATGAAATGGGTAAGCCTTTAGGCGCACTCAGGAAACTTGCTGAACAAGGTGAAGTAACAACCGACGTAGTATTCAATGCACTTATCAACCAAGCTGGAAAACTCTCTGAAGAGTTTGAAACAATGGAAGGTACGTCTGAGCAAGCCTTCTCAGTAATGAAAGACCAAATTGGTCGTGTTACTGGTGAAATATCTGCGGCATTAAATATTACCGGAGCATTCACACAAAGATTTAACGCTATATCTGACTCTTTAGAGAAGAACCGCGTAAGCATCGTTTCTGGTGTTGTTGGCTCTGTACAAGGTATAGGAAGCATATTTAGAGGAATCTCTGACACTATTAAAGGTATAGTAGCAATACTAGGTACTGCAGTAGTATATGTTAGAGACTTATCTATCTTTGGTAACAAAATAGACATTAACTTTGCCAAGCCAGAGCTATTAGAACGCGCTTCTAAAAGCATGAGTAACATTATTGGTTTCTTAAAAGACGCTAAAGGCGATACTCGTTTTGTAACGAGAGCTATGGATAACATGGCTAAGTCTATTACTAATGCATTTGACACACTTAAAGACTTTAAGTTAACTGCGTTAGAAAATATTGTTAAGTTAGCTAAGCTTGCATCAGAAAACATTAAAGACCTTTATACAGAAGGTAAGAAGTTTGCGGCACTTAAGTATCTACAACTTAGAGGCGGCGATGGTGTAATAAAAGATTACATAACTTATGTTAAAATATTAAAAGCACAAAGAGACGCAGAGAAATCTGCTGAACGACTATTTAAGAACACTGCAGACTTTGCAACAAAGTATCTTTCAAAAGCATGGAAAAGTATTAAAACTTTCCTAAACCTCATTGAGAGAAAGTTCTACTGGGTATATGATGAAGTAATTCAAAATTCTTGGTGGACTGATACTATGGAGCAAACCTATTACTTGGCTGAGAAATGGCTAGGTAAGGCTTCTGATTCTGTATCTCGTTTTGGAGATAAAGTTAATGAGAAGTTCCGGGGGGTTTTTGCAAGTTTTAAAAGCGGTTCAGAAGTGTTTCGTGATGCGTTTACATTAAAAGAAGTTAAAATTAAATTCTCAAAGGCTACAGCGAGTTTCTCATCACTAACAGAGAACGTAGCTACGTCTGTAAGTACAGGACTAAGAACAGCGTTTGATACGTTAGGTTCAATATCTCCAATACTATCTGCTTCTTTCGGAGCGGCTCTTGTTGCAGGTGTTACTAAGTTCTTAAGCCCATCATTGTTTAAGAAAACATTTGGCAAGATTGGCCCATTGGCTTTTGTAGCATTGTTTGCAGGTTTAGCAAGCGGGTTATCTGCACAATTAGTGGACTCAGGCATATTCAAACAATTGGGCGCTAACTTAGGTACAACCCTAGCGGTTGCATTTGATGCATTCATAGACTTAATACCAGCAGGTGTTGATGCTAACTTAGGTACAACCCTAGCGGTTGCATTTGATGCATTCATAGACTTAATACCAGCAGGTGTTGATGCGGCTATACAGTCACTAAGCTCACTTGGTAAGGCATTTGGTAAACAGTTAGAAGGTAGCATAATCGGCTTACCGGCTAAGATACTAAGCTTCCTTCCGGGCGGTGGTTTGTTAACCACTATATTATACGGCGGGGGTGGCTTCTTAGCTATTGGTTCTATCTTTAGTAAGAACATAAGAGGCTTAATCGTTAAGACAGTAGCGTCTAGTGCAGCTTTAACTGGCGCAACCGGTGTTATGAGTAATATATTATTCGGAACATTAGGTGCTAAAAAGGGACTAGGAATATTAGCGGCAACAACTACGGCTTCTATTGCTTTGTTTGGTGACTTGGTTGGTACAGAAGTGTCTTCTATACTTGGTATTATATCTGGTATAATGTTTACATCTATGCTATCTGGAAGAGGCGCTATGGCAGTGCTAGGTGGTTCGTTCGCAGGATTAAGAACAATGATAACGACTGGTGCATTGGTTATATCAAGCACAATGACAGCCGCCTTCAGAGCTATTTCTATTTCGGGCCTTACAACTTTCAGAGGCTTAACAGCACAAAGCACACTAACAACAGGTATCATGTCTAAGCAATTCTTAGGACTTAGTGGTACAATAGGTAGAGTCTTTACAGCGTTAAGCACAGGAAGAGGTCGAATACTAGGTATTGGTATTGCGGCAGTAGCGGCAACGGCGGCACTAACAGGTGCGGCTAATGCGGCTACAGATTTAGGTGGTTCTACTACTGGGCTATTCTCAGAAGATAACATATTTGGTGCATTAACAGTAGCAAGTTTAGTTTCGTTTATTTGGAAACCTCTTAAGAAAGTATCGGCTATAGTAGGTAAACGTCTTGGCCTTGGCCTTGCTTTTACTGCGCTTAGAGCTATCGGTACAGCATTGTTAGCTGGTGTAACGGCAATTTTTAGTCCGTTTGCAGTAGCATTTGCGGCAGTAGCGGCGACAGCAACTTTAGGTTATGTTGCTATCTTTGGTACAGAAGGTTCCTTTATGAGCATGGTTACTAAAACCTTGACTAAAGTTAAAAGAGCGTTTGGTCTTACTTTTGATAATGACTTAAGAGTAGGTATTGATACTAAGAGAGAAGCTCGTGGTTTAAGAAACCGTACTACTGGTGGATTAGACAAAGCAGTTGTTGACCAGTTACAGAGAATTGACTTTGGGGGCTTAAGCCAAAAGAGCGCATTCAAGATTACTGATTCTGTTAAAACTGTTAGTAGTCTAACTGAGAAAGCAAACTCAGAAAGACTACGCTTCGGTAAAGTATCTGCAGAAACAGCTAAGAAGCTTCAGGCGGCTCAAGAAGAAACGACTAGAGCAGTTAGAGAAGGCGCTAAGAATGTTCCTGACTCTGCTGAATCAGTTGAAACTGGGTTATCAGGAGTAGCTAGGAATTTAGCAGTAGGTATTGAAAGCACAGGATTCTTCAGTAACTTAACAGCAGACTTCAAGATATTCTTTGAAAGGTCAGGTAACAACGTTAAGCGTTTCTTCGGAAAAGCAACAACAGACTTAGAACGAAGACTTGAGTTCTCAACAGCAGTTGCAGAATCTGATTTGAATGACCCTGAACAGTTTAAGAAAATACTGGAGCAATTCCAGTTGACTCAAGGTGGGTTTGACTCAGCGGCACTTCCGCAGTCTATTCAAAGCAATC